TCTTCCTCTTACTTTTTCAGGTTCATCCAAAGAAAAGAATTCTATTTCTGTATTATTTAATCTATATATATGATCTGATTTGTTGTGATTATTTTCTCTATACCAACCCCATGCTTTAATAATATTAAAAAAATCCCTCATTGCCGTTGCCTTTAATGCGGGAAATGTCTTTCTACAAATTGAATATACACAGGGTTCAGTTTCATTAGCAGCTAATATAGCGATTAGTTGCGCTATTGAAAATGTCTTCGAACTTCTAGTCCCTCCTTCATTCGCCTTTATTCTCTTCCGGCTTTGTTGGTTCTTTTGGAAGACTACTGTCGCCTGTATCGTTTTCGGTTGTGTTAGTGTTTCCATTTTTTGGCGGTATAATCTCTACTCTAATTGGCGGTAATGGCTCTCCATTCAATCCTCCGAACTCTTGCTTTGGTCTATAACGAGGATCCCTGCGATCTAAATAATATTTCACGCAAGAAGGGTCTTTTTTTATTTTTACCAATCCCATTAAAATATCCTCTACTTCGTCATTAATAGTTTCTCTCAATTTTTCTAAATTGGCCACAAAGTCCGGGTCATCTTTTTTCCACTGATAAAATGTCTTATTATCTATTCCTACCTTTCGACAAATCATTGAAATTACTCCCTCGCAAGAAGCATAATGCTCAAAGAAAAGTTTCTTTTTTATTCTAGTTCTTTCTTGCTCTTCTCTTTCAGGTGTCTCTCTAACAGTTTCTTTTTTATGAGATTCTATTACATTTTCCTCGTTTTCAAGCATAAAAAATAATCCTTCAACATTTTCTTGATTTTCTGTCAACACCTCTTCTTTTGTAATTTCTTTGTCTTCCATACCTAATTAATCTTTATTGCTTTCTCTCCTGTATACTCTTGCCACCTGTTAATTATTACCTGGCAGAATATCGGACTCATTTCTAAAGTATAACACTTTCTTTTCATTTGTTCACAGGCCATTAGTGTGCTACCGGAACCTCCGAACAAATCAACCACTATTGAACCAGGTTGGCTGCATCTCTTCAATGCCTTCTCGTGCAATGTAATTGGCTTTTGTGTCGGGTGATCATAGTCTTTGGCCGGGTCTCTATCTTCCAACCAGATATTGAATAAATCCTTAATGTCTTCCTGTAACTTATTTCCTGAATCAACCTCCTTATTTAATACCTCGTTAAAAGCTCGATAGTTGTTATTCAAAAATGGTTTTCCTCTGGTCCCGTAAACACATGGTTCGTATACCTTGTTAAATGCTACCTGCGGGGTTGGATTCTGATTGTTCTTAATCCACATACAGACTCTCCTGTTTTCAAGTCCTAGTATTCTGTATAACTCCTGAACCATTCCAATATACTTCTCGTCGCACCAGTAGAAGATGTGTGCGTTCTCTAATGCGTTCTCTAATGCGTTCTCTAATGCGTTAAAAATAGTAAGTCGCAAAAATTCTGCGTAATCAGAATCTTCTTTGCTGTCTTTATATGTCCCTTGATACTTATTGGCCGTTCCGATTCCTCCACCGTAATTCAATCCGATATTATAAGGCGGATCACAATAAATCATTAGCGCTTTTTCCCCATTCATTAGTTTATTGACATCGGTTAAGTTAGTTGAATCTCCACACATTAATCGATGTGCTCCTAATTGAAATATATCTCCGTTTCTGATTAATGTTTTCTTTGCTTCAGAAATAGCCTTCTCTGCTTTATGATTATCTTCAGTGGTTCCTATTTCGTCCCACATATCAGATAATTCGTCATTGTCGAATCCGACTTCTAAAAGCATATCGACATTCAACTCCTTTAATTTTTCTTTGTCCCACGATCCAGTATTTTTAGATAATCTTACTACTAACTCCATTTCTTTTTCTAAGTCAGGAATATCTACAAATATGCAAGGAACTTCTGTATATCCCATTTTTTTCAAAACAGATAACCTCTGATGTCCTCCTATAAGAAAGTTTTTTCTTTTAGGTGCACTATTCAAAATTAAAGGATCTACAATACCAAATCTTGTTATAGACTCAATTAAATCACTTTCTTCGTTCGGTAAAAGTTGCTTTGGATTAAGTTCATTTTCTTTTATCTCTTCAATTTTAATCTGTTCTATTTTCATATTTTATTTAAGTCGTATCTTACATGACAAGATTTACATAATTGCCAGTAATTTTTTCTTTTGTGGTCATACTCACATCCATGAATTAATGCCCACTCGTATCTTTTTGGATTCTTACATCTACAATCTGGATTTTCACAATGATTAGCTTTTCCATATTCTCTTCTAAGCCATTGATGAAATGCTGTATATCCTGCTTTATTACCTTTCCAATTTGGATGTTTTTTATTTTTATTCCATGGTTGCGGTTTTCCTGTTAAAGATTTTGATATTTTATGTCTAACTTTTTCATTCAATAAATGATTTTGTATTTCTCCTTTTTTTGATTTCTTATAACATTCCCAACAACAAACATTTCTTTTTGCTTTCATGCGTGAAGGCCACCTCCAATATTCTTTTCCGCAAACTATACAATTCTTTTTTATTTTTGGAACTTTTATTGGACGCTCTGTTCCCGGTGCAAATCTTCCTAATTTATCTCTATATCCATTCATCGTCTTAATAGTAATACTATGATGCCCTTTAAGCTGTCAAAAATACCCTTTTGAAGCGCTTTAATGCTCTCTTCGACTGTTTGTATCCTTACTTCTAAACTCGCTATTCTATCAACTCCTGATGCTCCGGCCACTGCGCCGCAACTATCAATCTTCAATTGTAATTCTTTTACGGCCAATTCTAATTCATAGATCCTCTTTGCTGAATCAAAATTACCGCTGCACCAGTTAATTCCGACTCCGGCCTGATTAACAGAATATCCGGAATCTGCTCTCCAGACTGTGCAACTTTGATTGTGTTCTGAATTTCCGTCCCAACCTGTCGACATTCCAAAACAGAACATCGGTGCTATTGCTAATAATGTGATTAAAAATGTAATTAATTTTTTCATGGTTTTTATTTTTTAATGAAATCTTTACAATTAAAATTGTCAGAATAATATGCTTTGTTTCCTGTTTGCTTATTCACTCCTTCTATTCTTTCTTCCCAACAATTAGGTTGATTAACTAATGTGTTTTCTACCATTGTGCTTATCGCCCAATTGATAAATAAAAGAACTCCGAATACTAATAACATTACTAACGCCGCATTTATTGTTTCTTTTAATTTTTGATTCATGTCTTTTTATTTATGGTTTTAATTATTTGGAGGGAGTTGGATTTTCCTCCTCCCTCTCTTTTTGCTGTCCTAATAATGCTTCTGCGAATTGTTCGATTGGGATTAATTTTCCACCCCACCAGATTACTCCGTTCATTTTTTCCTCCGTTTCTTCCGTGGATATTGCCTATCCTTGGCCGCTCTTCGTTTCAATATCAGACCATAATACTTTTTTATGGCCCGGTGGTTTCCAGCAATCTCTCTCAATGCTTCTTCGTAGATTTCCGGATGTTGTTTTAATATCTCGTTTTCCTTGATTCTGATTAACTCTTCAAGAGCATCATGGCAAGGAGTCCGACATACATCGATCACATCTCCGTCTCCGAATACTGCATACTTTTTTTCGTGATGCTGACTATGATTGCTGTCCATTTCCCATTCCTGACAAATTTTACAAAAGAACATTGTTGAACCGCCATTACTAAATTAATTATAACATATAATTATTATTTATAAAATACTCTTTGAATTTTTTTTAGATCATTTGCTTTGACTATTGTCTCCGGTATCTCTTCTAAAATCATATCTCCTGGATTGTATTGCTTTCCTTTGTAAGAAAATATATTGCTACAAACAAAAGCTGATATAGGTTTCTTCTCAAACCTCGATTCATTTTTGAATTTAGAATTAATCCATTTCTGAAAAACAATATCTGTTGCGATCCTTTCGTCAGTTGAAATCATTGGTAATTTTTTCATTTTCTCAAATTGTCCAGGTGTATAAATTTTAACATCCTTTCGATATTCAGTTTCAATCTTGTTCAAATTTCCGTAGACACTTCTAAAAAGAATACCTCCTTCATTCTTTACTTTTTCCATTGATTGAAGGAACTTTTTTTTGTTTATAATAATCGGATAATGAATTTCGAAATCTATCGGATTATTAATTCCCATTCCTTGAAGAAATTCTAATGTTTTACAAATAGCTTTATAATAATATCCTCCCTTAGTTGAGTGCGTTCTCTTGCTTGATTTTATTGTTCCCCGGCGATAAAATTTAATTTCTTCTTTTTGTAAAAAGAAAAAGTCGTCGTTCATTAAAATAAAATCCTCTGACACATCTTCATTTCTACAAGCCAAAGATATTTTATGTATCGCATTTAATAACTTGTTATTGAAAGGATCTTCAGCCATGATGTTTCCAACAATCTTCTCGTCAATAAATTTAGGTAGTTTTCCTACAATCCATATGTTTCTGAAATCAAGATTTTTCTCAATTGATCTAATTGAATATTTAATCTCGTTGTTCATCCAACGACTTCCTGAATTTCTTAAAATGTAAACTACATCTAATTTATCCATGTTTTTAATGATTTTAATAATTTATCTTTTTCGTAAATAGGTTTTGGTAAAACATTCCATGTCTTATAATTAGCAGTATCTGGCTCTCTTGCTCTTCTACCACTTCCTAAAAAGTAATCATTGAATTTGAAATTTCCTCCGATCAACTTGTCTGACAACTTAATCCACACGGCCGGTATTCCGTATGCTTCGGCCACTATAATTCCGTGAAGCGAACTTGATACTATTAAATCGCAAGAGCATATTTCATCGATTGTTTTCAAAGCATCTTGTCTGACATCGATTAAGAAAAAATCTTTGTATAATTTTTTATACTTAATCATTTCCAACTGATCAACATAGTGCGGCACAAATCCTACTTTATGATGTGATAATTTATTAGGTTTATAAAAATCAGGCAACAAAATTGCTGGATCCCCATACACTTCAGGAACTTCACATCCCTTTATTTTTTCTCTAGTCTTTGGTCCACGAACAGCTAATACTTTCATTCCTTTTGGCGCTTCGAATATTTTATCTCTCATTGTTC